GAACACAAGGTTTCTTTTTCGGTGAAGATTCTAGTGCAGACGAGTACCAATACAATAAAGATATCGCTTTCGTTGCATTAGCAAAAAATGCTATCATAGAAGAAAAAGAAGTGTATTATAATTCTAGTTGGTAGAAATAATATGTTGACTTGAGGTTTTTGTTATTGTATAATGGTTATGTAGTTTGATGAGGTAACTTATATTATGTTAGATTTTTCAGTAGAAACAAAGTCACAGCTAGCCAAATTGCTAGCAACAGAAAATATCAATATTGAACACCAGAACACTTTCACAGCGAAGTTTAACCTCGAGACTCGAACATTAGTCTGCCCTATATGGGAAGATATGTCAGGTCAGATGTATGACCTATTACTGGGTCACGAAGTTAGTCACGCACTCGAAACTCCTCTTCAAGGTTGGCATGATGCCATTTGTGATAGAGGCAAAAACTATAAACACTTCCTTAACGTAGTCGAAGATGCACGTATTGAGAAAAAAATCAAACGTCGTTACCCGGGTATTCGTCGCTCATTTATCGGTGCATACAGCCAGTTACTTGAAAGAGACTTTTTCGGTATCGCAGATAAAGACGTTAACAAAATGTTTTTTATCGACAGGTTGAATATCTACTGTAAAGCTGGTATTAACTCTAAAGTTAATTTCGTAAGCAATAAAGAAAAAGAACTTTTGAAACTTGTTGAGAATGCCGAAACTTGGAATGATGTTGTATACGCAACAGAAAAAGTTTGGGAATACTCAAAAGAAGAACAAAAACAAGACTTACCAAAACACGATGTGTCTGATTATGAATATGACTTCGGTGATAGCGAATTGCCTGATGACTATGAAGACTCACCAGAAAATGATGATGTCGAAGATGCAGAGAACGAAGAAACCGAAAAAGATTCAGAACCCACAGATAACAAAAATACTGATGTCGAAGACTCCGATGATGCTGAAGACGCTGAAGATGCTGAAGATGCTGATAATGAAGAAGTCGAAGATGGTGAAGTCTCAGAAGATGCTGAAGATACTGATGAAAAATATGGTGACCCTAAATGTGAATCTGATGAGGCTTTTCGAAAAAACGAAGATAAATTGATATCTAGTAAAATTCAAGCCTACAATTACATAAGTATACCTCAACTAAAATCTAAAGAGATGATAACTTCTCCAAAAGATATCAATGAAATAATACAGCATTATGTTGATGCTTATCGTATTGATGCTGTTAAATTACACAATGAGTTCAAAACTAAAAACGAGAAATACATAGGATTACTCGCCAAAGAGTTTGAAATGCGTAAAGCAGCTAAGTCATACTCAAAATCAAAAATGTCATCCACCGGTGACATAGACATCAATAAAATTTACAAGTATCAACTAGATGACGAAATTTTTCGTAAAGCAACTGTTGTGCCTAAAGGTAAATCACACGGATTAGTTTTGTTACTAGACATGTCTGGTTCGATGTCAAAAAACATGACTGGTTCAGTAGAGCAGATTCAAGTGCTGACTTCTTTTTGCCGCAAAGTTAACATACCCTTCACTGTGTATGGGTTTACATCGAAAAATTTTGATGATAAAGATATTAATGAATGCTTTGTCCAAGAAAATAACACATTGCAATTTTCTGAATTTAAACTGATTGAATTTGTAAACTCTAAAATGAAATCTTCTGATTTCAATAATGCAATTAAAAACTTAAGTGTGTTAGCGTATATGTATGAAGAGTCTAGTTATAATCTAGTGCCACCTGAATTGAATTTAGGTAGAACGCCACTGATAGAGAGTTTAGTCACACTTAATCCTATCGTTAAAGATTTCCGTAAAACAAACAACCTCGATATTGTCAACTTAATAATTGTTCACGATGGTGATGCAGATTCAGTCGACACATATAAATCAGAAGGGTTTAATAAATCTTACATAGGCGAGAATAGCAGTCAACGTTACATGTTGCGTGACACCAAACAAAAATTAGACTTCTTAGTAAATGGTGAAAAAAATCTTTCTAGGACAGAAATGATTCGCCAAGCAATTTTTGAATGGTTCAAACAAACTACAGGTACCAAAATATTTGGCTTCTATATTACCAGCGACTCTAGGCACGAATTAGCTCGTAACATAGAGAGTCGATATTATGACGCAAACAATAAAAAAATTACTGAGTTGCATTATCCACAAAGGTATCATAGTGTCCAAGAAAAAATAACAGAAATTAAAAAAGAAAAAATATTAGTTTCTAAAAACCCTGGATATGAACAGTTTTACTTGATTCTTGGTGGTAAAAACTTAAAAATCGAAAACGAAGAGTTGACTGTTAATGGTAAAGTTACCGTAAGTAAACTGTATAATTCACTTCGTAAGATTAATAAAAACAAACAAGTTAACAGGATACTAGCTACAAAATTTATTCAAAGTATCGCAATATAAATGTTGACTTTGGTTTCAAATTGCTATACTATTATTGATGTAACAACTTGATAGAGGAAATATATTATGAATGCTCGTGAAATACTTTTGAATGCTTTAACTAAGACAGGTAAGCAAACTGTCACCCGTCTCGAAGTTATCAATTTAGCCAAAGAATTAAATCTTACTGAGCCACAATGGTTCACCAAAAACAATGAGTATCGAGTCGGTAGAGGACTATTTCGTGTGCCAGCTTTTGAAAAATTAAACGATACTGTAGAGAATGTTGTCCCATTGAAAACTAATCCTGTTGCTCAAGCTGTGAATCAAATAACAACCGTTCAAACGATGCTAGACACCGAAAGCTTAGTGCCCAATGTGTATAAAAACTATGTCCCATTCGGACACTTCGATGACTTAGTATCGATTATCGGTTCTAATCAGTTCTATCCAATCTTTATCACGGGTCATTCTGGTAACGGTAAAACAATGTCTGTCGAACAAGCGTGTGCTAAATTAAAACGTAAGTTCGTGCTTATCTCAATGACACCAGAAACTGATGAGGGTGACTTGTTAGGTAACTATGTGTTAATTAACGGTCAGATGGTGTGGCGTGATGGCCCAGTCACTGTAGCTGCTCGACAAGGTGCTGTGTTATGTATCGATGAGATTGATTACGGTGCTCAAAACTTAGCCTCCTTACAACGTGTGCTTGAAGGTAAACCTTTCTTACTTAAAAAGAAAAATGAGATTGTAACTCCTGCTGAAGGGTTCACTATCATCGCAACAGCTAATACTAAGGGTAAGGGTTCTGATGACGGTCGATACATGTTTACCAACATTCTTAACGAAGCTTTCTTAGAGCGGTTCTTAAATACATACGAACAAAGTTGGCCAGAAAATAAAGTTGAACGTAAAATCGTGAATAAAGAATTACAAAGTCTAGGTATAGATGACGATGATTTTGCTGTTAAGTTAGTCGATTGGGCAGAAGTGATTCGTAAAACATTCGATGAGGGTGGAATAGATGAAGTTATTTCGACACGTCGTTTGACCCACATTACAAAAACGTTTAGTGTTTTTAAAGACCGTTTAAAATCTATCGAGTTATGTCTAAATCGTTTTGATAACGAGACTAAAACAACATTCTTAGACTTATACACTAAAATCGATGCGTCAGTTTTACCAGAACAACCTGAGGTTGAGATTGAAATAAAGCAAGCGCTCTCAGAAGAGCATTTAAAATCTCTTATCCCAGAGTATAAAAATATACCTTTCTAATGAGGTAAAACCTGAAAGAAGTGATATATATACTATGTCACTTCTTTTTATTATTGGAAAAAATTATGGAAATACAAGTTAAAATTGAAGATTTGAAGAAAAACAAACTTTTTGTGGCAACACCGATGTATGGTGGTATGGCACACGGTATGTATATCAAATCTAGTCTAGACCTTCAAACACTTCTAGGCAAATATGGAGTTGAGACTAAGTTCTCTTTCCTATTCAATGAATCATTAATCACACGTGCTCGTAATTACCTAGTCGATGAGTTCTTGAGGTCAGACTGCACTCATATGCTATTCATCGATTCAGACATTCACTATAACCCCCAAGACGTAATTGCCCTACTAGCATTAGATAAAGATGTTATTGGTGGTCCGTATCCTAAAAAAGCAATCAATTGGAATAATATTGCTCAGGCGGCTCGTCAGAATCCTGATATGCCAGCGAATGAACTCGAGCAGTTAGTGGGTGAGTATGTCTTTAACGTTGTTCACGGCACTCAAAAGTTCACTGTCAATGAGCCACTCGAAGTTATGGAGATTGGCACAGGCTTCATGATGATTAAGAGAGATGTGTTTGAGAAAATGAAAGTAGAGTATCCTATGATACACTATAAACCAGACCATGTTGGTCAAGCCAACTTCGATGGCACTCGATACATTCATGCTTTCTTTGATACTGTCATTGATACTAAAGAGTCTATCACAGGCGGTGGTTCAGATAGATATCTAAGTGAAGATTATATGTTCTGTCAAATGTGGCGTAAAATGAAAGGTCAGATTCATTTATGTCCATGGATGAAAACACAGCACGTTGGTTCCTATGCATTTACTGGTAATATGCCTAAAATTGCTGAGTATATTGGTAAGTTATAATGTTAATCGGTATTGTTGGTTTCATAGGTTCAGGTAAAGGAACTGTTGGCGATATCCTTGAAAGTAAAGGATTTATCAAAGACAGTTTCGCTAAACCTCTGAAAGATGCCGTATCCGTAATGTTTGGTTGGCCAAGAAATCTACTTGAAGGAGATACGGAAGTATCTCGCAAGTGGAGAGAAGAACCAGATGCTTATTGGTCAGAACAGTTTCAAAAGCAGTTCACACCTAGACTCGCTTTACAACTAATGGGCACAGAAGCGGGTAGAAATGTTTTTCATAAAGATATCTGGGTAATTTCATTGTTGAATCGAGCAAGAGGTAAAGACGTTGTTGTTACCGATGTTAGATTTAAAAATGAGATAGACTATATTCAAAAAAACGGTGGTATCGTAGTTCGAGTTATCAGAGGTGAAGAGCCTGTTTGGTATAACACAGCACTCATACAGAATTCGACAGATATAGAAAAGCACTGGTTGTTAGAAGATGAACATGAATTGATGGAACAGAAGTTTCCTGATATACACTCATCTGAATGGGATTGGATAGGTTGTGATTTTAATTACACAATCAACAATGATGGAACTCTTCAAGATTTAGGAAATAAAATTGAAGAGATGTTGCACAAACTAAAATAGTGATATATACTATGTTTTCACAATTAAATTGGAGTTTATAATGAAGTTATCCGCAAAAACTATTGATATTATTAAAAACTTTTCTACTATTAACCAGGGTATGTTATTTAAACAGGGTAAAGTATTAAAGACAGTATCACCACA